CATAATTGCTACAGTACCCAAGTAAGGGCTTGCAGCTGCCGCGTCGACTGCCTTGGTTGGCTCGCCAGCATGAATGCTGTTAGCGGTTCCAGAAGGGCGGTTACGTCGCTTGGAGAATGGCACTGAATCAGGAAATTTTACTTTGATGTCTCCTGCTGCCATAAAATTGTAAGGGTTAAAATTTTGATAAATTTTCCCCACAATCTTATTTAAAAGTTATTTAGAATCAGCCGCTGCTTTTCTAGCAGCCAAGATTTTGTCTTTGGTTAGATTAAACGGCGGGCGCATGTAAGAAAGTTCCTCGGGGGTTGGTTCAAAGTTTTCTCCACCTTGAGCCGGAGCACCACCAGCTTTGCTATAGCGTTGAGGATTTTGTCGGCGGGTTGCTTCCTCAGCAATCTGACGATTTTTAGTCTCATTAACGATAGCGCGGGCTTTTGCGAGATCTGTTACTGCGTTACCAGAAGGTTTGATTGAATTTTCGAGATGATGTATGACGAGTTCGCGTTCTGTTTCATCTTGGATTTGCTCATTGGCTAGAGTAAGTGCCGTTTTAGCTGCCTTATCTTGCTCTATCTTTTTAAGCATTCCAACTGTGACAGGCGCTTTATCCTCTTCATTTTCACCACCAGCATCAGCCGGTGTATCACCACCTAGCTCTTTTATGCGCTTGTCAATTTGATTTCGCGTAAAAATAGCTTTTTCCAATTCCGTCCTACCCTCCTTTTCCTTTTTAATCTTATCGGCTTCTACTTTTAAAGGATCTTGTGAGGATTTTGCTGCGTCCTCGGCGGCTTTTTTAGCTGCTTCGTCCTCAGCCAGCTTTGCTGCAGCGGTTGCAGCTTCTTTTTCCGCTTTTTGTTTTTCGTCCATCGTAATTTAAGTTTACGTTACTTTTTTAATAATCTTCATAGGGAGAAGTTCCCGGTTTATTTGTCGGCTTCGCCTGTCGTTACACCTGCGAGCATTTTCAAGATTTCAATTTCTTGATCGCCCCACCAGATTGCGGCTTTACCAGTCAAACTCTGCCCTTCGGAGGATGACTTTATAAAACCCGACAAAATAGCTGCGTAGCGGACCTGCTCATGAATAGTTTTGAAAGCAAAATTATTGAGTACAGCTCTTGCTCCTTCGCGAAGCAGTCGGCCGGTCTCAAGATCTACCTCTTTACCATTCAAAAGTAGAAAACCTGTGTTAGGGTCTGAAATAATTATATCACGCAAGGGAAGTAGTGCAAGCTTGCCAAGTACCGCTGTAAATAAAAGAGCGCGATCCTCGAGTGATAGATTTGCATCTTGTAAAAGAGCGACGGCAATTTGCGCCGGATTTTTCTTTGTAGCCATGATTATTCTTTCTTAGATGACTTTTTCTTTGGAGCTTCTGGCTCTGATGGAGTAGCCTCTTCATCAACTTCTTTTTTCTCCTCAGCTTTCATCTCCGCCAACTGTTCTTTAATTGGAGGAACCGGTACACGCACAACTTTGCCGGCCTCAATCTTTGGTTTGTATTGAGCCAAAAGGCCGCCGCGAATAACATACTCTTCCTTGATTGTTTGTTCACTAACCACTACTCTTGAGTCAAGCTTTTTTTTAGCCTCGAGCGTTGAGACTGCTTGAAACAACTTTAACTTATTTACCGCCCAGTCATACTGATGCATGATTTTAAAAATTAATTATTAAACACTTTTTTCGCCTTTTTCTTTGTAGCCATTTACCGTCTTACTATTCAAACCTTTGCAAGCCTCATAATCTGCTGGCTTGCCGCCGGTTGCTATCCATTGATGAAGTGACATGCCTGGCTTATACTTTGGTGTTTGTTGCTGTGCCATATAAATTAATGTGTTAATTGATTTTGTTGTATCGGCGATACGACCGGCGCGCCGATAGCTCCTGGAGTTTGTGTCGGTGGAGAACCTCCCGGATTTCCTTGACCACCCATCATAGAGTTTAACATGTCACTTGAGTTACCTTTCTTTTTGTATTTATCCGGATCATCACCGCCGTATTCATCGATCACAAAGTCTTCGGCGACTGCTTTTGCATCTGTAAATGGAAGTACACGAGGATCTGACATCATAGCAAAGGCGCGGGCTTTTTCGTCACGCTCGGCGCCCATTGATTTCATTACAATCATATCAACATCAATATCATGAGCGTAAGTGTAGCGAGCAAATTGATATGGATTAACTTCATAGATTAATTGATCTGACTCCATTTCATTTTCGCCGGAAATTTTCTTGCCCTTACCATCTCGTTTTACGTTATTAGCCACATCTGAAATTCTCCAACGGTTATCCATAAGTTGCTTGTCGGTATATTTTTTGTTCATGTGTCTATCTGAAAAAACAATTCGATGTGTCATTTTTTTACCTTTTTCTTTTGTGTGCGCGAGGAAAGTTTTATATTTCATCGCAAGAGCGCCGGGCGTGCTCATGTCAAGATCGCCAATCGTCGCGTGCATCACGATAATATCTGATGTGAGCTCGCCGACTTGTTTAATAAGAGAAGCAAGAAATACTCCAAAGACACCAAAAAATAACCTAGCTTGTTGAAGTGCCGCGTTTGTTTTAGTTGCACTTTCATTTGGATTATTACTTACCGGATCAGACTTGGTACTATCATTCATATCCTTATCTTGCCTGTCTACTGCATTCCAAGCTCCAACAAGATTAGGCCCGAGTGAATACTGTTGCACATTAGAACCTGCCGGCACGCCAAAGGTGCCTCCAGGAACCATGACGGTAGAATCTACCTTTGCGAGGCCAGAAACGATTGTAGGCTTGATTACGTCCAAATAGGTGCCATCTACAGCCAACTGATGCATTTTATTGAGTGTGGCATCATCCCAAAACTCTTTTTCGGCGGCTGATCGGAAGTATGCGAAGCGGCGCGCCGGATCACGTGGCTCAAAGCCAGACATTGCATATGGATAGACTGGAATTGACAGCCATTGGTCTTTAATGAGAGTCATGCGACGATGCGTCATTGGGTTAGAGTTGTAGACGTTTTCCTCATCAAACATCCCAACACCACCGACAAAAGTAACCTCGAGATCTTCACTACGGTACATTGCGGTGATTTCCTGCACGTAGTCTGCATCAGCTTCCGTCCATTCGATGTCGTACAATGTTTGATTTTCTTGGCCGGCAATAAAGATGCGAGTTTTACCGGCTTGAACATGATCAAATAAGTCTTTACCATTTTTATCAAAATGTTTTCCAGCGTGAATTGATTTTGCATAGTCATATGAGATGCGGCGCACGCGGAGAATACAAGGCAAGTTTTGAAGTTTACCAGTGCCAGAGAAAAAGTCCGGCAAAAAGATCTCATCGATTGGTACGATGTTTAAGTTTAAACCAGAGAGTAATTCATCTACGGCTTGTTGCACGTCATATGTACCATCCGCGAGTTTTACTTTTATAGTTTGCAAAGCCTCCACAAATTCCACTTCAACAAAGACGGCCGGATTAACAAGAGCCGAGAGTGCCATGTATAGATAGTTGACTTCATAATCAGCTTTTTCGAGGAAATTTTGCTCTAAAATTTGCATCACACGTGCCGTCATTTTATCCTGCTCATTCTTTTCATTCTTTGCCGAGACATATGGATAGAGCATGCCAGCAATAGCGCGCGCCAAAATATAAATGATTTTATTGCGCGCCGTGTTTTTGCGGCCTTTCCATCGCCAGCGTTTATGCGCCGCTACATATTCACATCCAACATACGCAGCAAAAGTCTCTTGATCACGTTTTGCACGGTCAAGGAGTGTCAAACCATCAAACTCTTTAAATGGGCGATGCTGAAGTTGATAGCCGATTTGATAATCTCTTTGGACTTTGGCAAATAATTCCAACACTTCGGTTGGTGGTTGATATGATGAAAGTGCAAGACGATTGCCTGCGTGATCGAGTGGCAGGCCTGTCTTTGGATCAGTTATGATTTGGCCAATCATTTGTTTGTGTTTTTAGTTTATAAAAGTGAGTTTAAAATACTGTGTTTATTATATCACACTTTTTTCTGGTGGGAATGGCCGGAATTGCACCGGCTAAAAACTCGTTACACATGCTTGTCTTTTTAAAATTAGTACCGTCGTTATTATTATTCGGTTTTAATTTAATCAAATTTGAAAAAGTTTTACTTATTTCAATGTGGAAAGAACCAGTTGTCATTGGAACTAATGGCGCCGTTTTCTCAATGATCCAGAAAAGTAGCGACGTAGGAGATACGCTTGCGCGTGCATGCAGAGTTTTCAAAGAACACTAAGTCATTCCCGTAGCGGGGACCGGAGTCGAACCGGCTAGTGGCCTCCCTATGAAAGAGGTGGCAGACCGTTAGCCTTCCCCGCAATGTTTTTTTGAAGCCAAATTAAATTTGGCGCAAAAACTTCTTTATATTTTATCCTTCTTTTTGTCATCCGACACAATTTTTTCTTTACCATATTTATTATACTACATGTCAACTGGAATAAAAGAGGACATTTGACTTGTACCCACTTTTATTAAAGAAGTAATTGCGTAACGTATAGCATCCATACTATGATCAAATCCTGCCTCTGGCTCATTAATAACTGTGCCATCTTTATCAGTAGTCCAAAGAAAATTTCTATATTCTTTGATGAGATGTAATGAGCGTTTTGTAACCGAAATTTTTTGTTGTTGAACTAAAGCAATCCCATTTTTTATTGAATCTTTTCCTTTTTCAGCTGGAAGGATATTTACATTATGTAGTCTAATTTCCTCTATGGATTTGGGCTCGGCGCTATCAGCTATCACAAGAGCTTCCGGTACACTAAGGAGAATGGCCGCAATTTGATCGTTGAGTAAACCTTTACGAAAAGAAATTTCATCTAAAATATATCCACCATTATATTTATAAACCGCCACGATGGCTGTGGGATCATTTGTATAGCCAAAGTCCACACCATAGCGTTCTAGGCGCGCTTCGTGCGGTATTTCATCAATGAATTGCCAACCGGTATAGATACGAGTTTCAATCTCGCCGAGTTGCCCGAGTCCATAGACTTGCCACCAAGTTTTATTATTCTTGTGAGATTCTATTTCGGCGATTGTAATAGGATCAAGAGCTTCATTATCTTTGTAAGTTAGAGTAAGAAAATCTATATCATCACGTTTACCAATAAATTCTGTATAAAACCAAAATTCCTCAGATGGATTCCAGTCAAACCAAATTATCTCTCGAGTACGAGTAACCAACTGATCTATGATTTTATAATCTAGGTTGTTTGCCTCATTGCAAAAAAGAACATCACGACGTGGACCATGGGCTTTACCATAAGTATCCACAGAATAAAACTCAAGAGTGTTGCCGGTTTCAAAGGTATAGGTGTGTTTTGTACCATGCCAACGTTTCTCATTCCAATACCCTCGATCTTTCATTATGAGTTGAAAGTCAAGCATTGCACCTTTTTCCAAATGAGAATATGTTTCTGAAACAACACTTACAATTTTTGCGCGTTCTTGTTGAACTTGGCAATAATCAATACACCAAATAAGGATTGAGATTGTTTTTGAAGCAGAAGTGCCACCACACACGCCACGAATACGCTTTGTTAAATCAAAGATTTTTTGAGTGGCTGTTGTATCAACAAAATTAAACTTTTTGTTTTGATCTTCCTCCATACAGTGGCGAAGGCATTATAACCATTACTTCGGGACCTGTTTTGATTCTGTTCTTGAGTCTATTATATTCTTTGAAAGCTTCTGCTTTAACTACAAGATTCTTATTTTGCCCAATCATGCGACCTATTTCCTTGTCAACCATCTTGTTTGTCATCATTTCGTTGAGAAGTCGATCAATATGCTCACGGATGTTAACCTTTGCTAACAATCTTTGTCCAAGGACTCTTGCTGATTTATATCTATTAGGTGATAGGTCGAAAGCGGCCATATACGATCGAGTAGCATTACAAAAACAACTTTGGTCAAAAGCATAAAGACGGCAGAAAATTTCTTGTCTGTCGGGTATACTGAGCTCTTTTTCAGCACTTTTTAGCGCTATTTTTTTTGCTCTCGTTTTTTTCATTTCAAATTTATTTCTTTTCTCCTCTCATGCCACGTCCTAACATATCTGTGGCTTCTTTTACATGATTTCTAACTTTACTTTTCTTTGAAACATGCATCGGAAGTTTTTTGCCTTTTGTAGCACGATCAAATTCTTTTACTACAGACGGTTTTATTCCGGCTTTTTTTGCGGCGGCAGAGTGAAAAAATCTTTCTTGTGCTAGTGATTTATAGGGCATATATTTTATAATCCACTTTTCATCGCCATACCTAGTCTATCTACCGCATCTTGCTGTGGGTTTCCTTTGCCTTGTTTACCTTTGCTTGAGGAGAACGCCGGAGCGTTTGGCGCTGTTTTTCTCATCTTTACTGCCCAGCTTTGACCTTGTTGTGTGCGAGGAGTTTTCATATAGATATATTATACACCTTTAGGTTTTGCATGTACAGAACACTTGCTAGATCCTTGGACCCGCTTATTGGTGCAACCTTTTTCTTTGCACTCGGACCGGAATGATTTTGATTGGAGGCCGATACCAACTTGGAAGTTTGTTTTTGATTTAAAAATCATCGTTTATAAATTTTACTTGTAAGTGCTTTTTCAATAGGCCATTTGTATGTAAGTAACCTAGCAGCAAGAGTAGTGTAATTCATACCTAGTTTTCGAGACCAGTCACGCATACAAAGTTTTAGACCATTGTATTCAATAAAGTGAGTAACTCGTTTATTTCGTGATTGTTGATAGAGTGTAGCCCATCTGCAATTTTCCTTGCAATACCCGTAATTATTATTTATACGATCAATAGAGAGCCCAGGTTTAAATGAATCACCCATGTCTCTAAGAAAATTAGCAAAATCATGCCATTGATCACACATTTTTATCCCACGTCCGCCATAATTTTTGTATCCATGGTCTTTTTTATTTTCACATCGTTGTTTCATTTGGATCCACGTCTTATACAAACAGTGTTGTCTCTGACCATGTCTCGTATTTGCTTTCTTTCTATTCTCTGCCCCCAAACATCCGCATGATTTTGTGTGACCAGAACGCAACGTGTAACCATCAGAAATGGTTTTCTTACCACAATCACACACGCAATTCCATCGTGCATGCTTGTCGGTACCTGAGTCTTTTAGACTTAGAACAGTAAGCCTACTAAATTTCTTTCCTTGTAGATTGATTAGCCTACTCATCTTGATAATTAAATTATCTCGTTAGGGTTTGTTTGTGGTGCTACGGGCGCTACTTCTTGCATTAGGCGGGATTTTTCTCTCTCAGTTGCATTGGCCCCACCAGCCGTTGCAAACGTACCAGCTACGCTACATGCCTTCTCTAAAGCAATACGGAGTACCTTGACTGGATCTTGCACCCAAGCAGGCACTTCAAAGCCAGCAGGCGCTGTGGACATGATTTGTTCATAGACACAAAGCAATGGTTTCTTAAGAATATAACCTTCTGGAAGGCTCTCAGAGATGAGTTTGAAGGCAAGACCGGCGCCTGGGACCACGCCCTCTTGTAGAGCTACCCTTACGGCGTTTACCGCGTCATCAGCCTTATCTTTCTTGTAGCCTCTTTCTGTCTCAGATTGAGCGCCGATTTTTACGATACCAAATCCAACGGTAAGTTGAGCGATGCGAGTCTTCAAAGTTTTCTTTTCAAATTCTGATTGAGAACCCTTGAGTTGTTTTTCGAGATCTTCTACGCGGCGGGCGATTCGTTCCTTTGCGGCGTCATCTGCCTTACCGGTAATTGTGGCATCATATCGTCTTGCTACAATCTTTTCACAAACGCCGAAGTCGGAAAGTTGCACGTTTTCTATATCAAGAGATTCAGTGTTTACATATGTGCCACCGAGAACCGCCTCAAGATCTTTCATCACTTCATTCTGATCTTGATACGGAGCGTTGATTGGATAAATAAAATATCCTTGTTCAGCGTTGGCTTTCATGTCTTTGAAGGCTTGTAGAGAAAATGCTCGACCGAAAAGAATAACGTGTCTAGCGCCGGTTTTATACAACTGCTTCATTGGCTCAAGTATTGGTGCGAGGCCTACTTTTTCATTGAACACAAAGTTGGTTAGAAGTACATGAGCGCCGTTTAATTCTAGAGATTGCTTTTCTTGGTTGTTTATGGAAAGGGAAGTTGAGAAGCCGTTGTCTAGGCGCACACCATTTACAAACTCTACAGAACATTCACGATCATTTACCTCTTCTGCTAGGAGTACACCATCTTTACCGAGTTTCCATTGAGCCTTGCCAATGATTTCACCAAGAGCTTTATCTTCCACCGAAACAGTCGCCGAGTTGATCATCTCTTCTTCGGATTGGATAGCCTTTGACATCGCGACAAGTTTATCTGTCACTTCTAGACGTTCTTTCTCTAATCGGACCCGGACTTCCGCCGGAGTCTCTTTATTAGCTATCGTGCGACCAGTTCCTATAAGTTTCACTATTTCATTGAGGATTGCTTGGGCCAAGGCTATCGCTGTTGTAGTGCCATCGCCTACTTCATCGTTTTGCTTGATTGCGGCCTCCCTGAGGGCAATTACACCCCTATTCTCTATTTCGTCACGGGCTTCTATCTCCCGGGCGATTGTAACACCATCGTTAGTAATACGATTTTTCTTTTCCAGAAAGAAGTTCTGGCCGAACGGACCAAGGGTTGACTTCGTCGCATCTCCTAAATAATTTGCTCCCTTGATGAGTGCATCGCGGGCTTCACTGCCTATCTTCATGATCTTGAATGGAACTTGTGCCATATACAAAATAAATTATTTTCTAAATTTTAATAAAACACCTACAACCGGAAACGACTCTTTTGCTAACTGACACTTTTTAATAAACTCTCGCTCGGCGTAATTTGGTTTGCCGATGGTAAGGGTAATTTGGATATTGTCACCTTTACGCGGCTTAAACTTCTTATAAGTTTGCCTTACCGCTCGGACTATCTCCTTTGGACCTACAAACTTTGTTGCCTTTATTACTGTTGGTTTGTTAATAATTATCTCTACTAAATCACTGTAGTATTTTTTCATATCCAAACATTATATCGTTAGTGACTATCAATGGTCAAGTGGTTGTTTACAAATCTATGCCAAGAACAACTTTCCAAATTCTTTTTTTCATCGCTGCACCATATGGATATGATCCGAGACAGTGACAACTCATCTTCCATCCTGCGCAGATGTGACACTGGTCATTACTGTAATAGTCTTCTTCAAGAACTTGTTCATAAAATTCTCTTATATCCTTATCTGTATATTCAGCAACTTCTTCTTCTGACATACCTATTGATTTATTATCGCCTGACTAACCGCCGCCGCATCCTCTACACGACTATCGAGGTTTAAACTTTCAGAGCGGCCGGTTGTTGATACCCGGAAGTCTTCTGTGGTGAAGAAGCCTGCGCTTATAGGCTTCTTGCCGGATGCAGTAGCCACGTCTATGTGCTGTTGTGTTGGTGGGAAGACATCTGCACTGCCATCTTCGTATACTATGTATTTACCGTTTTGCATATTATTTTTTATTAATTACACCCTTACGGGCTAAGAGCGCGGGGTAAGCGCCATGCGAATAGCCTTACCGGCGCTAGGAAAGGTCGAGTAACCTAGCACCACCTCCCCGCTCTTAACCAGCAAGTGCATCATAAAAATGGATTAGAGCTATTTCAATAATAGCTTTCGCCGATGTTGCAATATGCTTCCGGTTTTCTTCATGGACCAGTAGGTTGTCGTTTTTTATGATCTCAGCTTTTTGTAGACAGTCCAGGAGGGTTGTAACCATACCGTCGAGGTCTTTGCGGGGGTTTGAGGTAAATATATCTACTTTCATCTCAAACTCTTTGTCTAGGGATGGTTTTGGGCGCTTGCGGGCGTAGGCGAGCTGGTTGGTGATGTCCTCGATTGTATCTTTGACGTCTCGATCAGTGTAAACGCCACCGGAATAAGAAACTCTGTAGTTGTTTTTCTTTACCGGGATCTCGCCGAGGATGATGAATGTATAGTGTAGTGGTTTCATTTTAATAATTTAATTACACGCCCTGTAGCCTGCGTAAAACTTCTCCTTTCATATACTTCAAACCATTGTCAAAGGCGTCATTTTCATATTCTGGTGCTGTTTCTGGGATGCTCTCCACCTCTTTGATTAAGCGTTCTTTTTGGAGACGTAGGAGTTTATCTAAATCTCTATAGGGGCAATTTGCAGAGTGATATTCTATTTCTGGTTGAAATACTTTGCCTGTACAGATACAAACCCTATCTCCTAGCTCACTTTTTTCCTCTGTCGTAATAGATGGTTGGTTTTTCATTTGAGTTCCATATTAGCTAATATAATTGGTTGCTGAAATATATTAACTCCAAAATAACTTGCCTTGAAAGTCGGTTGATTGCCAGTTTCACCAGTCTTGTAATTGTAAAATCTCATACGTCTACTTGGTATGAGTAATTGAAACTCCCGCTCCCGCTCCCGCATTGTGACATTGATAACCGAGTCGGAAAGTATATTCAACGGTAACAACAACGCAAAAGGTTTTTTCAAGTCTAAAGCTCTCTCCCAGTAAACTCGCTTGTTGGTATATGGTGGGTTACTTATCATTACGTCCCATTGAACAGGCTCATAGGTCAAGAAATCATATCCTTCGTCTTTGTGTGTATGGCAAACAGTAAAACCATTTTCAGTTAAGACTTTGACGAATTGACTATCCTCACGATCAAACGGACACCAGATTATTTTGTCTTTGAGATGTTGGATATGCGGTAACAAAACCTCTACACCGTATCGTGGTGTGTACTGCTCGTCTCCACCGCCTTGTTGGTAGTAAACTTGGTTGTTTTTTTTCTCGGCTGTTTCCATATCTCATTTCATTTAACTTCTAATAAATCTAGCACTTTAGGTTATAATTATTTCTTAGCTGGTTTTAAGTTTCCTTTTCTATCTCTATCAGCATCTCTTTCCTCGCCACACTCACAAATAAAATACTCATAATATCCGCAATTTCTGCATTCATTATCTGTAATTTCCCATTTGTGTCTGTGCACCTTCTTCACCTTCACTTTTTTTGATGGCATATTGGTTAGGGGTTAATCAATCCTTCTAGTAATTTCACAGAGCATAAAGAATACCCAATCTTTTTCTTGTTCTTTACGGCCGAGTTTTTTGAAAGGAACCATATCGGGGTGAGTCTTGGCTTTGACGTCTCTGGTCTTTCCGTATTTCCAGCCCATTTTTTCATAAGCTACTACCCACGCTTCGTGCAGTTTTTCTGGTGAAGTCATACGGTGCTTACCGCATTGTTTGGCAACGGCTCGTATCATATTTGCTCGGAATTTTGCGTCTCTTTCTTCCCACGGTTCGGGATTGATAGGTCGTTTTGCCATAGCGTTTTCAACTCTGCCCGCTTCATAAGCAAACTTTGCTCGCCTCTCGGCTAATGTTTTTGGTGCTGTAAATATGTTTTTCATATATCTTATTATTTTAATTTATCTCCTTGTGGGGGCTAATCTTTTGAAACTTTATCGCTGATTTCTTTAGGCCAGTTTGCACAGCAACCATCGCAACCGTGTACTCCTTTGTGGTGGCCTATTCCGTGAGCACAGATTGCTTCTACAAAATGGTAGGCGTGCAAATCTCGCCCAAGTTGGTTACTTAATTTCCAATCTTTTTGTTCTGTCTTTTTCATCTGTTAAAATAATTTAGTGGGTAAGAGCTGATAAAATCTCTTTGCTATGCTTCATTGCCAATCTGTAACCCTCTTGGACAGCGTGATTTGAGCAACTTAATTTCTCGTGGTCGTCTATTTGAACAAGTGCCTCTGCAATTACCCTCTCAACCTCCGCTGTAATTGTATTTTTGATGAAGGAGAGGAAGTCGCTTGAGTGTTGATAATATCCTTCAGAGTCTGTAAAAGTGTAGTCTTTGTTTTCCTTAAACTTTTTCTCAAAGGTCTCAACCCAACTCTCTGATGAGGAGGAAGGGAGGGGCAAATGACAATCACATTTTTGATTACGACATCCGACACCTGTAAACTCGTGCTCTTTACACCACTTGCAGCACTCTCCACTTGAAGTTTGGGGGACTGCGAACTCAAACTCTTTTCCACACTTTGAACAAACATAGTAACCAGTACCCTCATCGCTAGACATTGACTTTGGTTCTGCTCCGCAACACTTGTTTACTGGGTTCTCCTGTTGAACGGGAGTGTGGCATTCACAAGTTTGATTTATACAAGCATCGTGAACGGTATGAGCTGGATAATCATCGTCTGTGTATGTGCTATAACACTTTTCACAACATTTATTCATATAAGTTTGAGATTACTCTCCACTGCCTAATAATAAATTTCCATCGGTCACTGATTCGTAGAGGGTTTTGCCGGTTTTATCAGTCGCGAAAGGAAGAAAGATCTGTGGCAATTCTACGATCTCGGTTTCATATAGGGCCATTTGAGCGAGGACCCAATCGCGAATACAACGCCAAGCCACACGATAGACATAATCATCATCACTATATCGTTTGATGTTTTGTTGTTTTAAAACCTCTTGGAAGCGTTGCCATTGAACAGGAAGTGCAAAGCCGACCTTTTTACCGTGTAACTCTAAAATAAACTTTAGGGCGGCGATTTTGCCAGTACCTTTTTCATACTCTTGAAGTATACCCTGCGCGCCGTGCTTAATTAGAGATTCTTGGATCTCGTTGATTGAGCGGTTTGCTGGCACTTCGGTTGTGTAGTTTTTAATTGCCATTTTTGAGAAGTAAATTTATAACCTCCATACGAGTAGGGGACCAAAAGGCGCCGAGGTTTGAGCAACCATAGTATCCGCCGGCCATTCTGATTACTACATACCAATTAAACTTTTTCACGATTTTTGTTTTTACTTAATAAATCTGTAAAATCCGCCGGACAATTGCAATTTGGTTTTAATCCCCATTTTCCATTTGAATCGTCGGGTGAGATAAACTCAACCCAGCATCTTTCACAAATAAATTTTCTTTTTTGTTGTACACAGGGTTCCATGTTTTTATATTTAAAACTTATTATTACTATTAGGTAAGTGGATAAGTGGATAAGTATTTTTTATGTATATTTAGAGCCATTTTTTTTCTCTAAAAAAGTGGATAGGGTTGTGGATAGAAACTACGTATAAGTTGAAAAGGTGAATTGAGTTTAAAGTTATGCACTTTTTTTGGGGGTTATCCACACCCTATCCACAGGTGTTATCCACTTTTTATATTTCCGGAATGATTTGCATGTCCTCTTCTTCCGGACCGCGCAGTTTTATAAAAATCTCTTCTGTAAGATTGGAGTCAATTTCAATCTGATCATGGCAGGTTTGGCATGCACATATCCATTGCTTTCGGTCTGAGAGTTTATCTGCATCACCGGCATACCATGCCCTCTTATGGCGGTGTGCGGGCGCTAGTGGCCAGTTTCGAGTACAACCCTCTAGTTTGAGCTCACACTCGCGCATGTTCTCTTCTTGAGCAATTTCAGCAATCTTCTGGCGCGCCGCCTTGTTGATATTGCCAAGCCGGCCAACTTTCCTAATTGGATGATTCACAGCAAGCGGTTGGCTAGATCGTTGTTGCCATGCTCTTACCTTATCTGGATCAGTTTTTAGTGGTGAGCGTT